CAAATCGCACAATGTTGAAGACCTCATCCATGGTGCCCTTAACATTCTTGAGTTGCGGGTCGAAGATGTTGAGAGCAACGATCATTGCATTGGTAGCTTCCTTCAGATCGACTCCTCCTGCTACCGCTGCCTTGTTTGCCACAGCGAGTAGCTTGAGGCCAGCATTCACGTTCATGACCCCGTTGTGCATGAGGTTCATGGACGAGAAGATTTCGTATGCAGCATCGGTCATGTCTTGTGCACTAATTGGAAACTGCATACTCATGTCTAGGATGGCTTCCTGAAGCTGTTTGGAGCGCGCTACCGCCTGTGCGACCGTCCCACCAAGGTCGCGCATCTGAGTACCAGCGGTTGCCGCGCTTGCCGAGAACTTTGCAAATGAGTTGGCAGCTAGACCGAATGCTAACGTGCCTACGGCACCGAATAGCTGCATTGTCCGACCGATGCCGGACATGGCCGAACCTATCCTATGCAATCTCTCCGCATCAAGCCTTCTGATAGCTAGTGCAAGCTGGTCAATAGCTTTAATATTGTTCCTGATGTTATTCAATCCGGCAGGAACCTGCATCGTTCTGCCAAACGATTTCCAGGCATTCTCCGCAGCTACAAGTTCCCTACGTAGGACTCGACCTGCTCTAGTAGTGTTGAATCGAACAGCGTTTGACTTTGCCGCACCCGTTCTCCATGCATTTTCTGCATATGCAAGATTCTTATACAACTGTGCTTCCTGCCGCAACGCGGGAAGATACTGTTTTTGGGCACGTGCCTGTATACGCTGCATACGCTGCATACCAGCGATTTCACCAGAGATTTTATGAACGGTACGCGAGGCATAGTCCTGCGCCCTGATAATCAGCATCATTTCCCCACCGCGTACCATCAGGGCGCAGCCTCCGTCCTCTGGCGATTCTTTCTACGTGCGTCAGAACGACGCGACTCTAGGTCTTCATAATTGGCAAAGGCGTCCAAGATCGCCCCGAGGTACAGCATTTCATTCCCCGGTTGATCTAGGACGCCACCTGCCCGTGGCAAAACATGGAGCGTCTTGCACACGGTGCCAATATGTATCCATTTGTACGCTTCTCGTACTGTTAGTCTGTCATACTTTCGACTTGCGGCCTCTCCCCATCCAGCAAGGATGAGGTAAGCTGCTTCTCCAAAGGGACTACAGAGGTTTCATCCTCCTGATTCAGTTCCTCGATATAACGATCAATCTCGGAACCGATCTTCGGATTGAGAATCTGAAGCGACATGGCATTGCTGAAGTCGAGTAGTACACCATCGTCATTCTCAAGGTTGTGATCGACGATGCAGTTCTTGAATTCAAACTCCATGATCGCAACATTGACGACTTCCATATACTGACGGATCGTTTCCGGCGTGGCATTGCCTTGCTTGGTGGAAACGTCTGCATACATGCGAGAAGCGATATCACGTCGCTTCATCATTTCGGCCCAGGAAAGCTGACGAAGCTCCACGAATCCACCTGGACACGTCTTCAGTTCCTTACGAACTGTCTCGGTGCTGATTGTTGCTTTAGGCATGCTCTCTCCTTGTGAGCGACAGGGCTACCCGAAGGTAGCCCCGCCTGTTTTTCTTACGTGATATTCGCAGTTGACTTGACTTCGATCTGATAGGGGTTACCAGACGTAATACCGACACAGCGACCAGTGAATCCTGCCATGATCAGGTCACCCATTCCTTCAAGGCCAACCTCGTAGGTGTCATAGCTGACTCTGTTACCCTGCAGCTTCACGCCTGACGAACCAGCGGCGAATGTAGCTCCACCGTTAGCCGACTCAAGCTTGACAGCACGGGTAGTATTGGCAACCATGTTGTCATAGTCAGTACGGGTGAGGAAGTCAAGCTCCGACTCAATCTCGGCTTCCGTGATCCCGTAGCTGATATAGCTTGCCGACCTGAGCGTATTGATTCTGTTCTGTGCCTCTGCATTGTAGTTAGCACGGAATGTGAATCCATTAAATCCCGTATCTGCAGCGCCGAACGTAGGCGTTGCGGCGGACGCGGCAAGATACACCTGATGCGCGGCGGCACCAAGTAGATCGGGTGCAGACCACGAAGGCGACGGAGCCGACTGCACTGCTTCGGCTAGGCCGAGAACACTCATAGTGCAGCGAAGTACACCGTCGTCCATACCCAGGACGAATTCAAAGCTACCGACGACACAGCCTGTATAGCCGAACACGACGCTGTTACGAACGATAGTAATTGAGAGCGTCTTAGGAGTCGTCGTACCCGCCGCTGTGCTTGCAGAACCAGCCGACGACGGCGTATACGTGTAGGTATACGGAGGGCCAGCCGACTTAGCAATTGTGTGTCGGGAAGCGTACATCCAATATGGGAGGTTAGTAGGATCGACTTCCATTTCGATATCGCCTTCGACATGGTAGAAACTCTGCTTCACGTCAGAAACAACCGTCTGCTGACGAATCTGCTCAGAGTAATACTTATCTTCGTTGTACATCAGAGATTCACTGAGAATCGGAACGAAGATCGTTGGGGCAACATATGTGCCCATAGTAGTTTCAAAGGCGATACCTACCTTACCGCCTCCACCTAGTCCAGCAGGCATTAAGTGTCACCCCCTTCTTTCACATCGGACGCTTTTGTACCCGTCAACTTGATATAGTCGGGTACATCTTTGTGCCCAAAGACCTGTTTAACTGTGAGTCCACCACTTCGATTAAAGATGGCTAGCTCGTCTTCCTCAGTCAATGTTGCAGAACCACCATTCTTGACGAGAACACCATCCATATCGAATTCCCAATCCTTTGGGAAATCGGGATGATCCACTTCCAACTTGTATGCCATTGATCCTCCTGCTATCCAACTTCGTAGGGCACTCGATTTTCACCAACCCACGTTAGCCGAGTTGTAACTATGGTGGAGAGACTACCCCCGATGATCCTTGCAGCTATCCCAGGGTTCTCACCATTCACAAATCCAAAGATGATATGACCATTCTGCGTGTAGTTTGTGTGGAGCAGGTGTCGAATTGCTGTTGCCAGTTCAATATCCTTACGTGAACGAGTCGCCCTACCTACCGTTAGCTCTGCGTGAAAAACCCACAGGTCAAGGTAGAACTGTTTGAGAAATTGTCCCGTAGCATGCTGTTGCGTATCTGTCCGATCTGTCTGAACCAACACAGCGGGATACTGTGGGATAAGTTCCTCATCATTCTGAGCAATGTAGCGAAGGCCCAGGGTTGCCTTGTTATCGTTAAGTAGGTCAACGATGAAATCAAAGGGTTGTAGGATATCATAGTAATCCTGTGCCATTAGAGCTTAGGCAATGGCCCTCGACCGACAGAGGAACGAGATACGAAGCCTGTTGCACCACGAATGGAGTGTCGGGCACCAATCCTTCCTGTGGAAGTAGGATAAAGGCTGATAGCCGCGTCAAACCACTCAGTGAACAGACCATAGACTTTCAGTACAGATTCATCGGACAGGCCGAGAAATGATCGCTGTGGCAAGGGAGGACTACGATCTTCCGCCCCTGATTCATGCTCAAGTCCATATGAAGGCAACGCCGTAGTCTTATAGAAAACCGTATCGTGTGTCACTATCGTGGCCTCTGAAGAACTAGCTGCTTCCATCAGAGCATCCGTCTGTCGGAGAATACCGATATTAGGATACGCTTCTGCAACTGGCCTATATGATTCAGACCACTCTTTCCATGCGTTACCTTCGGGATCAGTACCAGTTTCAAACCGTTCCCTGATACTAGCCTGTAGCTCCTCACTTGCAGCCATAAGCGGCGGTACACGATTTTCAAGTGCAACTGCAACAGCTTCTAAACTACGTGCAAAGACAGCAGGATTAGGCTCCCAGGTAAAAGTGATAGAACTCAATACCGACCATCCATCGTGAACACTGGCTCACCAGTAGAATCATTGGGCCAGAAGTACGTGTTGTCAAACTGAACAGTTACAACACCATCAACGATAATACTACCATCAATGATGCCCTGTAGCATTGCCATTGCTTCGTCGTACTTATTCTGTGCGAACTGTGGATCATCTAGTGACTGCTCCGAATACCGTGTACGATAAATAAGAGCAGCACAGAGGCGACCAGCAGCCGCACGGATTACTTCCGGTACATTAGTAGGGGCAGTCCATAGTGCCATCGTAGCGGCCGGAATGACCCCTGCGAGGTAGCCCCTGACGATCCGCTCAGTGTCTAGTTTACACTTTGCTAGATCGTCAGGGATTTCCTCTATCTTCAGTTTGTCGTATGGCAGATGAACTTGCACATCTGGATCATCGACAATCGCCATTGCTACTTGACTCCGACCGGCTTAGCTTCAACTTCCTTTGCTTCATCGGCGGGAGGATTCTCAGGTAGAGGCTGAGTCAGAGCAAGCTCCATGAGAATGTTCTGATCAAAGTCACCCGATTGTGTAACTAGACTCCTGATGACGGCCTGTGCAGGCGAAGTATATTCGTCAGCGTCGGCAGGCATAGGATAGGGACGAATCGATCCACCTTCGATCATCGCGTCCCATTCATCATCCGACAGCCCTGACTTAGCCTTGGTCACTTCGCTACCAACATCGAGAGTGTTCCTACTAAGTAGAACAGTCTTCTTTTGACCAATAGGTGAAGTGACTTCGCCAACTTCACCCCCGTTATGGATCGTACTCCAAACGTAGAACTTAGCCATTTGCATCCTCTCCTATTACCAAGCGGTCGAACTGAAGGCGTCCTTGATCAAGTAGCCTGCAACCGACGACGTGACCTTTAGATCGTACTTCCAAGACGTGCGAACGAGGTCAGACTTGCGCTCCTCCTCACGCCAACGATCAGTCGGCTTAGTCGAACCATCCGGATAGATTTGTGCGAAAGTCTTTCCGAATGACAGGTCGTTCAACTGCATGTCAGGCTGCACGTATGCGAGGATAACGTCCTTGCCCCACGCAAACAATGCCGACTCAGTTGCTTCCTGAATATCGTTATCGTTGTACCTATCGTCACCGACGAGAACCATCTCACCTTCAAAGCCAGTGAGAATCTTCCACGCCTCCGGATCAGCAAGGCTGAGTCCGGCGAAACGAGCAACAACGTCAGGATGCTCAGCAAGCCAACCGACGCCGATGCTACCGATAAGCATACGATTCGGTGCAATACCGATCAGGCTTTGAATCTTACGAACAGCGGCCTGAACGATCTTCAACGGGTCAGAAGTTGCACCCGCATAGTTATCCCACTGATCTGCCGCCGCGAGGGTGACAGTATTGCCAACGGGATATGTTGCAGTGTTCCTAAGCAATGCAGCAACAGCAAGTTCATGCTCAAGCTGAAGTGAACTATTGACGAGTTCAGCAGCATCCTGCTCGGGGTCAAGCTGCAACGCGCCACCGAAAGTTGCATTGGCGAGTCCACCCTGAGAATTAAGCTCCTGCCTTTCCTCGTCTGCGACAGCGGCCTGAAGTGAATGCTCAACAGTCTTGAACGTGTCTTCAGACCAGCGGCCTCCGCGCACTTCATTGGCGACCGTACCAGGCTCACGCCTTGAGAAGAAACGAACACGCTTGCTTCTATCGAAAACGCGATACCTACCAGACTGTGTATTAACAGCAGCCTGTGGCATCATCCTCAATCCCACAAAAGAGGGATTGGCGTACCCGACCGAGAAATCCGTAAGGATGGGGTCGGAGTACAGAGTACCAGGATCATACATCATGACTCTAAATCACCCCTTCCTTACGCAGTTCCAGCAACATCACCATCGAGTGAAAGATGCACACGGCAGAATTTCCCTGCACCGGATGCAGCTTCAACACAATGGCCGATGATGCGGTTGCCAGTTGTACGAGTAAGCGCACGACCATCGGCGGCAAGACAAACCTGAACGCCGATAGCAATTGCGCCTGCAGCTTCCATGATTGAATCGCCTTCGACTGCAATCGATGCACCCTTGCCCTTCAGGATTTCTCCCGAAGTCACATCATGCTGGACGATACCAGCAATAGTGTCAGTGATAGCAGTCACAGGGGTTACAGTCTCAGCCGCAGAAAACTTGACAGCGCGAAACTTCGTCAAGGCCGCAGCAGCATTGTATCCCTTGTGCTGAAGGTAGTTCGCGGTAACACTAGCAGGCATTTATTTCCTCCTCTCTCTACTTAACGTGCCCGGTAAGATATGCCTGTGCAAGCTCAGGATTCTGTTCTGAAACATGAGCAATTGCAGCCGCCTGAGTCAGATTGTCCTCAGTCATTGCACTCCTAACAAGCTCAGCGAACTGCTTGCGATCCTCAACGAAGTTGCGCGTAGGAGCAACGTTGCTCGTCTGCTCGCCCTCACGCGATGAACCAGTCTCGCCCCACTCCACAACGGCTTCCTTGGAAGTCGTAAGGTCGAGAAGTTCCTTTAGATCATCATGCGAAAACTGCCGAAGTGCAACACTCTTGTGTGCTTCTTCGATCTTGTCACGAACGAGAGTCGAGTAACCCTTCTTCTCACCCTCAAAACGTGCAAAGCTCTCTGCGAACGTGTGAGCCTCAGTTGCAGCCTGATCAGCCTTGAGCTTATTGAGAAGTGCTGCCTGCTCAGGGTACTGATCTGCAAACTCACGCTGCTTAACGGCATCAGCCGTAGCAGTATTCAGAGGCACAACGATTTCTTCGATGCGCGCCTGAATCTCATTGGCAAGACCTTCATCCGAAGTCTCGTCATCAAAATCGATTCCGAGTACGGTGGCCCTAGCCTCCATCCATGCTCTATTCACTGCACTTTCCTCCTGTTCCTCATATGCAATAGGTGGCGGATCGCGCCTCCATCCTCCTTCGATGGCTTTATCATCCTTATTTGGAGACTCCCGTGGAGTAGGTTCGCCTCCCTGTCCTGTGCCGGGTTCCGAGTGTTCCTTACCAGCGTCATATTGCTTACGACCAGGGATGCCCCAAGTATCAGGCCAATCAATACCAGTACCCGAAGTCGTAACAGTTAGTGGACTGGTAATAGTTCCACTAATCATCGGAACCACTAGGCTAGTCTGATATGCCGATGCACCACCTCCAACTGGTAGACTCATACTGTCAAGGACTTCATCGAAGGTATAGATACCGTCAATCATGCCTACTTCAAGAGCATGATCAGGACTGACGATTCCACCTTCACCGAAGTTTTCACGAACATACTGATCATCTACGCCGCGACCACGCGCAACTGCACTCACAAACTTATCGTTGGTCTGATCAACTAGGCTCTGTAGATGATCCTCAGATTCAGGTGTAAGAGGCTCAAACGGAATAGCCTTAAAGCGACCGGCTTTGATAATCGTTTGCTTTACACCCTTCTGCTCACGTGCCTGACTTTCATCGGTATGTACCATAAACGTACCGATTGAACCAATCTGTCCTGATGGAGTCACGTACATCTTGCTAGCCTGCGATGCAAGATAGTACGCTGCGGAATTAGCTGCGGTATTGGCAACTGAGATAATAGGCTTAATGCTATTAGCCTCATGAATCTCTGTAGCCATCTCGTCAACCATATCGCTAAGTCCACCAGGCGAATCAATGTCGAGTAGAATGGACTTGACTGCATCATCATGTAGGAGTCCATTGAACTCGTTACGGAACTGCTGAAGCGATGTAGCTCCACTCATTTCCGTCATCATGTTCGCCTTCGGGAAGATCGGCCCACTCAGGGACAAAACCCCCACAGAGCCTACTCGCATGGCTAGTGGAGCATTGCTTTCACCCACATCGAACATACCCTGCTCAATTTTATGGTTACCCGACATGTGCTGGTCGAGAATGTCGAGAATCATCCGCAAGGATGTAGGCGTAATCATCCATGGTGTAGATGTTACCTTTGTGACAATCTGTGAGTAGTCCTTCATTAACCCTCCGCGTTATCCGTAGCGGCATTGCTATTGCCGTCGTTCTGTGAAGTCACGTTACCTTTTTGAGAGGCCGTTGACCCCTCCACAGGAGGCTTACCCGGCGTGAGTGGTGCATCAATCACTTCTCGCACCCATTCCTCAGTTTCAGGTGTCCAGTTGACAAGTCCCTGTCCCTTGAGGTTCGCCATTGCAGACGCCCACTGTTGCAGGTCTTTCGTTTCACCTAGGTTACGCGCCCGAAGCTTCGGAAACTTGTCCGTCGTGAAATTATAACCCACCAAGTAGGGGATGCAGTAGAGGTTGATCGATTCACAGATTTGGTTAGCCACATAGCGTAGTGACTTGTTGAACATGTCCTGCTGTGATCCAGAAGTAGCACGTCCACCCCCCGCCCCGGAGATTCCGAGTAGCAGAAATTGGGTCATGGTATTGAGCATGATCTGACCGTTATGGTGTTCAATCGATTCAAGAACGTTCACAGGCTGTCCCGGCAGTTCAAGGAATCTGAGAACCCACTTGGGCGGAATAACAGCACCACCATGTTCATTCGTGCGAATGTTCCGAACAAGCTCGACTGCAGCCGTAACGTCGTCATCCTTGTATCCTGGCGGAAGCTCAACAACCGGGAAGCCCATACCATGACGTTCCTTCTGGATACCGTCAATATTGTATAGATTGGTTTTGAAGTACCATGAACGATAGGCGGTTCTCAGGAGGGACTTCCCTTCCAGATTTCCACCCTTCCTATTGTGAGTGAAGACGACAAGCTTTTCGATTGGAATTTTCTTATCGATAGGCTTACCATCGGCTTGTACAGCAGCCTGTACAAATTCAACAGGCCCACCGTTGTTGTCATAGACTATCTCCTTGATAGTCGGGGTAGGACGAGGAGACAGCTTCCGCAGCATCGTGTATTTGCGCCGATTAGCTCCCGTCTTGCGGGGCGACCATTCGCGCTCCTCGTATACCTTTTCCAGTACCGAATAACCGAATTCATACATGCGGAGGATATCCTCCAACACGTTCAAGAATGGAGAGTTAGAACCTTCAAGAAGATTGTACTCTACGAATTCTGCAATGACCGCCGCTTCCTCTGATTCATCGAAAGCCTCTACGAAGTAGTTGGCTCCCATGACGGGCATCTTTGCAGCGCGGAGAGAAACGTCAACGGCACCATCGCCGTTAGCCATTTCGTCATATATTGCGAACGCCTGGTTGCGAGCGGCTAGTGCAGGCACCACATCGCGGAGAAGTCCGCCACGCGATGAACCTAGCTCGACTCCAACAGCCTTCGTACTGATTGACCCTTTGGCAGCGTATGAAGTACCGCTGACGACTCTCCGTGGATCAGTAGTTGCCGTGGCTTGATTACCACTGATCCTGTCCCAGAGTGAAGGCTTACGCTCAGGCGTAATTACCAGCCCCGTATATTCGGGATGCTCTAGGACAAACTCAACTAGCTCTGCATCTGTGATCGTACTCAAAATCTTGCATTCCTTGCCATTGGCGAATTATTTTGGAAAAACGTCATGGCTTCGGTCTGCCTCATGCCCTTACCGTAGATATCGCCCAGGGATGATCCTGCGCCCGACTCGAAATACTGACCGACCAAGTAACGAAGTGCATCAGGCCCGTGATCATCATGCTTATGTTGACCTTCAGGGGCATTCTTGCCTTCTTTGGGATCAGGGGCATGCAACTGATCCATCTGTCGAATAAGATTTACACAGGAAGGATCAATGGTCAGCTTAGGCAAACCATTAGGTTGCACCTTGAGTAGCTGCTTAACATGTTCGACACCGAGCGTCCACGATTCATGAGCATTACCTTCACCAATATCACTGCTGTAAATCTGGACACCAGTGATTATCGCAATGGTGTTTGCTTGATCCGGGCCTCTAGGATCGCCTCCTCCCCAATCGACATGGTAATCAGGTGGATTGTCTGAACGCTTCAGGAGTAGACCAGCATGCTCAAACGTGGTCTTCTCTGTTACCATGTATTCGCGCCATACATGAAAGTTATCCTCTGGATCGATCATTACGTCTAGACAGACAAACTGGTTTGTCCATCCGTAGTCCAATGCCCACACGTTTGTCCATAGTGGGTTGTACTCGATATGCTTGACGTGAATGTTCTGATCGAATTCATCGTAAATCTTGCCAGCGTATGCTGTGAACTCAGCCGCAAGCTCCTGTGCGAACCACTGAGGAGATACACGCTGTTCCTGTTCAATTATCTCAGGGTCTTCACGCCCACCGGGATAAACGATGGGATTCTCCCATGAGGGCAAGCGCCACGATTCGTACTGAGGATGCATGAGTCGATTCTGACCAAGCATCCATAATCCCTGGTACCAGTTGTAGCCGCGAGGGGTAGATGCGAAGATGGCCCATCCACGCTTGTCTGCCAGCGCAGGACGTACATACTGTTCCCATGTCTCTGAGGTATGCCGCGCAGCCTCGGCCATGACGACGCCGGACAGACCTTCTCCTAGCAGGGTGTCCTGCCGCTCAGCCGACTTGACCTCAAGGATCGAACCCCACGGCATTTCGATAACCATGTCGCCTTGCTTGACGTTATACGACTTCTTGACTTTGGCACCTAGCTTGAGCTTGCGTATGATGTTGGCGAAGACGACGCGGAATTCCTTTTCACCTAGTGTGTACTTCGGGCCGACGATCCAGTACCAGCCGGGATCGTCATAGTCCATGAGAGCCGCAGTTAATTCATTACCGCCGAAGGTGGTCTTTCCATAACGACGGCCACAGGCGAGTACCTTGAACCGCGCATCGGAATCATGGATAGCCTGTTGCTTAGGCGAATGGGCCGTATAGCCCAACTCATTGAAGATGTACGCTTTGCGTTCTGGATCGATCATGAGATAAGTGTCATTACGAAATCTTGATCGTAACCTTTGTCGAGGGCATCTTTCAGGACTTTATTCGCATAGCGCCAGTCGATGTTACTACATGCGAGGAGGTTAGCATTACGCTTAGTAAACCCGCCAGCGCGTAACCAGCCTGCTCGCCACTCCATGACCCTGATGACTTCTCTATCAGCTTCTACTTCCTCAGTTTTAGTCATCAGTCATCCTCCACTCTAAAGTACAGTGGCCCAAGGATAGGAGCCTCAGTACCAGCCGTGTATTTGACGTACAGTTTGAATTCTGCATCGTCAGGAGTAATATCGTAACCAGCGAGAGTAGAATCGATTTCACAAATAGCGGTCATAGGATAGTCAGCATCTAGTACGACCGTCTTGTTAGTCTCGATGGCACTGTTGTCTGACTTTTTCTTGGTATCGAACTTCAGATTAGTCACCCCACTAAGTGTAGTAATGTTGTTCAGCCTGTCACCCAGAGCAACTAGGAGTGACTCCACCGAACCCTTCTTTATAACTTCCATAGCACCCTCCTAGCTTCCATTATGACCCATCGGGCCGCATATACGATAACTTGCCAGCGTTGCGTATAGCCAGTAACAGCCCATCTTCTGCGTGGTTCTGCAACTGTCCATCTACGTGTATAACCAACGATTTCCAGTTCCAGCGGAACAACAACAGCATGCGTGACTCTCGGATGCCAAAGGAGTAGTAGAGGCATCTATTTAATGAAACCTTCTCGTATAGCAATGGCAACAGCATTTGCAGAAGTCAATGCTCCTAGTCTATAACGCGCTCTAGCAAAGTGATTCTTCACTGTCTCAGGAGATATCCCGAGTCTCTGACCAATCTCCTCACGGGATAGACCACTGGCATACATCTGCAATACCTGCTCTTGTCTCTTAGTTAGTTTGTCCACGATCTTCGGTCTTGGTCTACGATCATCCCGCCCTGTACGGGGCAGTTGATGATTGAGTTCAATCCATTTATCTAGATCATGTAGTGGAATATTTGGAGCTTTACGTATCGCATTGATTAGATTATCCCATGCACGTTCTGCGCGATCGGATTCATCTGCAAGCCATCTTTGTAGCAGAGTATCCGCATCATACATTACTGTCCTGTAAAAGTTGTACAACCAAACGGCGAGGATATACCTGCAGAGTTTACAGCTTTAACACAAAATCTGAATGAACGTATCTTTGGAGAAAAACTTACTTTAATAGAGTTACCGACGAGTCCTGAATTGATAACTACGCCATCCTTGACAACTGTGTATGTAAGACCTATTGGATGAAGTGTATCTATTGATGCGGGCCAGTTAATTACCAGTGACGTTGCCTTTGCTACACCTGCTTTGAATGGGCCAGGTTGCGACGGCCCATAGTCCAGTTGAATAGCAGTATCACTAACAGATACAACTCTCACGGGGGGTGCGCCAAGTGCAGGATTGATCGCCGTCGAATTTGCACTTAACTGAACGGCTGTAGCTCCACCACTAATAAGTAGAATAATACCGACAGCTATACCTGCAATAAGTGGCTTCTGCATATTTACTCCTAAGTAGGAAAGTATCCGCCGCCGACATATGGAAATACGTCTTCTGTCGCGCCACCAGCAGCGGGAATATAGTCTACGTACAAACCCATAGCGCATACCGATGCAACGCGAGTACCTGCATCCGTTTTACGAACTGCAAGAACTGGCGACGACCCCAGAGTGACTGACGGTGCGTAAACAGGGGCACCATTTTTAGTTTTCCAGTTTGTATCGAAAGCACCACCAAACGTTGCTAGCGCCCCAATATCATCAGCATATGTAAAGGTGGCATAGGTCTGAGAAGGATTTGCTTGCAATCCTAATGATCCAGTCTTCGTGCCCGTCCCCACGTCCTCGCCATGGATACACATAGGTTGGATCAGGGTAATGGTATCGCTTCCTCCAATACCAGCATTGGTATATGTTGTGAGATTAGCGCGGTACTCGTCGGTGGCGTTATCACCAGACGCATCAATAGATTCTATCTGCGTTGTATCCGTTTCTGTCGCGGTACCCGTCGGAGGGGTGTTCTTTACTGCGAGCGAAAGGTCAATACCTGTGCCACCTGCACCGCCTGTCCATGATCCATCCTGAGAATCGGAGATGGGGAGACACAAGACGACGTTCCCCGACCCCGGCCAAGAGTTCTGACTAGCACCCTGATCATCGTTGACAGCTATATCGTCGAAGTCAAGATTTACGCCGTGAGCTTGGGCGCTAGAGCCAATAGCAAAGCGGACGATGGCACCAGTTCCAAGGTTTAGCGTGGTAGACGACGCCAAAGATGTGCCGTCAATCAGAACTTCGAAGGCGTCATCGTTCGTGCTGGTATTTATTCGATAGGAACACTCGATCCGATACCAAGTATTTGTCGAAAGTGCAGCAGACGGTGAGCCAAGGGCTACAGGACTATTAGTGTCGTACATGGCCTGAAGGGTTAGGTCAGTATTGAGTCTTAGAAACGGATCAAGTCCACTTGAAAGGTCAGATGCAACCCAGAGTCGTGAAGCTACAGCAGGAGCAGCACTCGTTCTAAGATAAAAACGGTGAAAATACGTGCGAGACACAACTGCCCCTGGAATCGTGTATCCAATAAACTGGCTATCACCTAGTCGCAGGCCATACGATCCTGTTCGTGCAGCAGCAGCCGCAATCGTTGCAGTACCAGTGACATAGGGCGATGCATCCGCGTAGATACTATTCCACTCAAATCCGCCGGTGATCAATCTTGCCATTTACGGATACGGCTCCTTTGCCGTGTTCTGCACATCTTCTGCAATAGCATCCATGTAGATTGCGTTTGGATGATTGACTGCAAGTTGCCGTAGCCACGCCACCGTCTGTGCCTTAGAAACTTGCGTACCAGATATTACAATACGGCGCATGGTCGGATCACAAACGAGCCACTTACCATCAGGAAGTTGACTCCAAGTTGCATCGGGGTCAATCTCACCTGGGATTGGTTCAAACGGAATGATTACGCAGGCTTCGTTTGTATCCTGTGCTGCTTGAGGGGCAGAGGCCCATTGATTCAATCCCCCGTTCCAAAGACGATTGGCGTAGTTGCGTTCTGCTCCTGTAATTAGATCAGGAGAAGTCGCCCACGCTGCTATCGCAGTGAGGTCTTGCTCCTTATAGAAGATCGCAAATGTCGCCATCTATTTTCTCCGTTCTAATTATACTTCGTATCCCCACACGTTAACTGTCAATGGGTTAATAGCAGCAGATGTAGTCAGGTGGATTTCCTCGTCGGGGATACCGTGAGTGAGTGGCTGACCTACCGCTGACCAACCCGGCTTAAGTGTAGCCGATGGTGCAAACTCACCATCGAAGATTGCACGATCTGTACCACGTGAATAAGTGGTATCAGCAGTTAGACCAAACCAAACCTGCACTGTACCCGCAGTTGTACCACCAGCCTGAATCTGAATAAAGGTAACAACGATGCGCTTACCCGATGCAGGCGACCAAATATCTGATCCTGTCTGTGTCGTTGTAGTCTGCACAACTTTATTAACATATGCAAAGGATATTTCGTGGGGTGCGGGATTGGCAGCCGGGTAGCCGAAGTGCTGAGTCGTTTTTATTGCAACTGTAGCACCAAGCGTCGTAACAGTACGAACTCTATGCTGTCGCCATCCGGATAGCTTAACTCGATAGACCTTGCCAGCTACAGGAATTGGATTGGTTCCTGTTAAACCAATACCAACTGGTTCTTCCATAAACTCTGCGCCGACCCAGTTTGTATCATCAGCCGTGACTTCAAAGGTAAGTGTACCTGTTGTACCAGTGCCGACATAATACATAGCCATGTCTGCACCATCGACATTGCGAGTGATCGCAGAGTTAGCCGCAGTACCGAGGTTGGCTGGATCGGCCTTGATATCAAAGCCAGGGCCAACTCCCAAAATCGGCACTGTTGGAGCAGTCGTTGTATTGGGTGCAGTAGCCATAGCAGCAATACTTGTAACAGGCTGCCATGCTGACCCATCCCATACATAACCCTGCGATTGTGGGCTTGGCCTAACGTCCGCCATATATCTCCATTATGTAAAGGGGGCAGGTTTCCCTGCCCCTATTATCTATTAGCCTTCGTGCATGACCATGCTGTAAAGGTCAGCAGCTTCAGACGCATCGAGGTTTGTGCGGATTAGTCTGAAAGCGTCGAGTCCTGCAGTTGCAGAAAACGTGTGCTTCCAGTAGTCAGGATGCTCAGGCTTGAACGTCTGAGTCTGTCCTGCAGCAGTGAAGAACACTGCCAGCGTCGTACCAACTGCGTTGTCAACATACTGAAGCTCACCCTTCATCGGCACCGAAGCACCCATGATCACAGAGCGAACAGCTTTCGTAGCTGCACCGAAGTCGGCAGTATCGTGGTTCGACGTAGAGCCTGCCGCAATAGACGCTGCAGTGTTGTAGTTCGGGTTAGGCGCGGTCGGCGTGTTCGTACCGCCACCCGTAATAACATCGACCTGCAAGCGTCCTGTGTTAGCAGTGCGAACACGATCCCACGTGGTTCCGTTGTAACCCATCAGGAACACTTGCTGTTGACCCAAACCTGCACCGGGGTTAGCGAGTGCATCAGCCAAAGTAGCAGCACTCTTGGCCCTGATCCAGTTAGTCGTACCATCCCACAACATTCCGGCAGAGCCGATCATGGAAGTAGTGGGGTTAGCAGTCGTATCCGACAAAGCTGCGGCGGCGGGAAGCTCGGTATCAACCGTCACAGTTGCGGACGATGCCGTAAGGTTAACACTCAAACGTCCAGATGCATCTACCGCAGATCGCTGTCCGCGAGTCGTCGCATCTTCAATGACCATGACCTGTGCGCGCTTGGAATCCACACGTGCAGCGGCACCGTCATTCTCGGTAAGTGCAGTACCAGCAGTTTCATCGAAGATAAATCCTGCGATACCGATTGAGGTAGTACCATCGGTAAAGGCAGCATTGTCAACGATGATGTTGGCGGGAGTACCGCCACCACCAGTAATCACGTCAACTTGCAGACGACCAGTGTTTGCAGTTCTAACGCGATCCCATGTCGTACCGTTGTAACCCATGAGAAACACCTGACTCTGTGAAAGCCCAGAACCAGGGTTCGCAAGGGCATCAGCAAGCGTAGCTGCAGACTTCGCTCTAATCCAGTTCGTAGAGCCGTCCCACAACATGCCAGCCGCACCGATCATTGCAGTTGTCGGGTTAGCCGTCGTATCTGAAAGCGCCGCTGCAGCCGGAAGTTCCGTATCAACCGTTACCGTTGCGGAAGATGCCGCAATTGCAACATTGAGGTTTGTACCGGACGCTACACCTTCAACCAGCAGCGCCCTTCTGGACGAAAGGCGCACAGGTGCAAACTGGTTCTCAGTAACCGTCGCGGTTGCAGCATCGTCAAGCTGTGCAAGGATACCCGCCGCTGCAATTCCTGTACCAGTTGTATCCTGTGCAGCAGCAGCACTTCTCTGACGATCCCAGTTGGTACCGTTATACGTATAGTTATGCGATCCTATTGTCGAAGTAGTCGGGTTAGCAACAGCATCCGACGATAGTGCTGATGCCGCTGGTAGCTCCGAATCGACAGTGACAGTTGCAGATGATGCAGTTAGGTTGACGGATAGGCGGCCGGAAGCATCGACAGCAACCTGTTGGGATGGTGTAGTTGCATCCGAAATCTTTACGTCAGGCAGTACGCGAACGTCAGCCATTAGGCTTCTTCACCCCCTTCAGGGTTGTCCTTATCGATAGCTTCCAAGTTGCCCTCCTGTTTCTCAATCTCCTTTTTAGACGCCTCGATGTTTTCCTTGAGTCGTTCGATCTTGTCGAACGTTTCCATAACCTCAAGCTCCTGTGACTCAATCATAAACTCAAGGCGTTTGATTTCAGCGGTGACCCGCTTCCGGACTAGCTCCTGTGGGCCTGGGCCTTTATCTGCCATCGTCAGAGCCGAACTTGTCTTGAGCTTCGGCTAGGTGAACCGGGTGCGCCAGTTCATTTAGACTAGAAGCCGCTACGATCACGGAATTCTTCTTCGACTTCTTTTGGACTGCTTCCTTTGCAGCTTCGGGCGACTTGGCCTCTACCTCAAAAAGTTCATACACGACCATTTTGGGCATTAGGTTCCTCCACCCCCACCTCGGTAACAATGCCAGTTTCGATGTTGAGGTTAAACTTGATCGGGAGTCCGTGTTCCTCAATTAGTGCGTTCTGGTATATATCCATATAGTTACTAGCTGCATGGAACTCCATCTGCTTTGTCAAGAGCAACCTGTGCCTGTTTTGGTACTCAAGCAGTTCATCAGCAGTAAGCGTATAGAGCTTACGCGGTGCTCTGGGTTTCTTAGGCTTACTAGTTGGAGCAACCTTAGCTTTCTTTGCGCGAACATCAGCCATTACGGATTTGCCTCATCCCAATAGAGAATTACACGTACATCGGCAGCTTGAGCCGCGTCGAGGTTTGTAATCGAAGCGCCAAAAGCCTTGCCAGCGCCTCCTGCAAGTTCAATCCATTTACCGCCCATCGGCACTCGCCACGGGAAGGTCTGCCCTTCCCTTGTGTAAACCGTGGTTCGCGTAGTCCGTGCGCCGCTAATAGTTTGTAGGTCACATCGAATCGGCACAGAACAACCTATATCTGCACCAAGCAAACGTCCTAGCTTGCCTGTAGTAATATCTGCAGCCGTCAAATCAACATTGACACCCGCAGCCAAGTTAACCGATTGAAGTATCTGAACTTGTGGCGATTGTACAGCAAATCCAATTAACTGTATCTGCCCAAATGCACCAGCGTCGTCGGTTGCAACAATCGCTGTAACATCGCCAGCGCCGCTTAGTGGTAGGGTTACGCCATCAGCCATGATTTACGTTTAAGTGAAGATTCTCACGTCGAGCGCAGCTGAGTTCGTTCCATCCGTCGCAGTGACTCTAAAGGTTCCTTCATCTGCAGGCGTCCAATCAAGTGCCTTAGCAAGCGCAGCAGCGCCTCCTGTAAGCGTACCCGCACCAAACGCATTGGTTGTCAGGGTTTCAGTCGAAACAATGCTGTTACCGATCGTACCGGGCTTACGTGCATAGAAGATAATCGTGGTAGCCGTCTTCGGCCCTGCAAACACGTCAGCATTCTTCAGCGTACCAAGTCCGTAGGTTACGCCCTCGCCTGCAGCATTGTTCACAGCCGCCTTGATATTGTCGAGCGTATCGGTCGCTGCAGCACCTAGCCTAATCTCGTTAGGCAGCAACGTGTTCGTACCCGACCTAAGCGTATAGACCTGTGTACCTAGTGTGACCGTTTCAGACGTGGCCGCGTTACCTGTCGATGTGAGCGTCACAGTGGCGTGATCTGCCAAACCTGCCGAACTAAACGCTCCTGCACCGGACGACACAATTTCCGACTTGAAACCAGCGCCAGCAATCTCAACAATGACCTCTGTGGAGTTTGCAAAGCCTTCTCCCAAAAGTGTTACAGGCGTACCTACTGCGCCCGGATTCGGGGTAGCAGTCAATGATGCCATTAGTTACCTCCTAGTCCTTAGTAGTCTTAACAGTTTGCCTCGCGCTTTCCATGCCTTCGATAAGTTCCCTGATCGGGTCAACACTCGCCTTACCCTGTTCAAGCAACTTCTCGTAGCCCCACATAGCAACCTTCGCTTTGAGGGCATCACTCTGCGCGTGACGAGTCACGTGTTTAATTGCAGCCAAGAAGTCTGCGCGCAAATCCTCAATATCCTGCAATGCACTTTTGCGCGTCCCGTCTGAATTTGATTGGTTTTCATGAAACTCCGACTGAAGCGCGTCGCTCAGTTCCTTTAGTCGTGCAGACTCCTCGTCGTTCAATCCAAGATCATCGTTAATGGACATGTGAATGGTTACCTCCTCTCTGTGGGGTCATCGTAGGTGTTGCCCAGGGCTTGTACTTATCGCCACAAGTGATTGCTGAATAGGCAACACGATTATTCACCACATGTAGTTTTTGGACAACGGTAGCTCGATTCGCAAGCGGGGAGGGATACAGTCCCTCCCCGCTGTCTTTCGGCCTGCCGTCAGTCCTGCTCAGCCATCCGGATCGTTCCGGCAGCGGCGCGAAGCCTTGCCTGCCGGTCGGACTTGGCGCTCTTGGCGCTCCGGCTCTTGGCGCTCTTGCGCTCAGTCTCGACCATGATGCGCGACCCGTCCGGCATCACCCGGTAGCACTGCCAGTCGAGTAGCTGCCCGCGTTCATCCTCCAGCGTCGCAAGGTAGGCCCGACTGCTCGACTGCCACCGACGGGAGTACCTAGCCTCTTGCCCATTGATCGCGCCTGGAGCGCGGATCGCAAGAGCCGGGGTGCTGCCGTCCGGCTCACTCCGCATGACTGCCTCAGTCTCGCGCCGTGCCTGCCTCAGCCCGTCGTAGCGGCGTTGCAACTGCTCGCCTACCGATCGGCAGGGGTCGCGCTCGATCCCCGGCAGGATGGCGCTCAGCGCGGCTAGTGCGTACCGGACGGCATACCGGCGCTCAGTCTCGGCCTGCCGTGCCTGCAGGATGGTGTCGCGTCGCATGCGGCGCTCGACTGCGGCGCTCAGTCCTGCCTGCCGGAGTGAGACTTGCAGGGGAGTGTGAGACTTCCAGTCCTGCACACTCTCGACCATCCCCGGCAGTGCGGAAGTCCCGCCTGCCGTTTGGGTCTGGTACCAGAATGAAAGCATGTTGCCTCCCTCGGTCGGTGCAGGATTGTTCCTGCAGGACTAAGTAAAGCAGGTCTGTCAAATGTTGCAAGTCTGCACGTATGAAAGCCCTGCACATAGGCACATTTGACAGGCCTGTCACCTTGCGGTGTGCAAGTCCGGATCGCAACCGAGGGAGGGAGGCTAGGCACGGCAGGCAGGCAGGGGTAGCACGGGCAGGGGTAGCACGGGCAATACAACATTTGACACTGCCTGTAGCATGCGATTAGCACGGCAGAACAAACCCGGAAATATCGGCTAACCCGAAATCTACGGGATTTGACAGGCCTGCTACACTGCAAGTAGGCAACCGAGGGAGGCACCATGTACAAGAAGGCTGAGCCTCTCTTTGCAAGTCCCCGTGGCAACGCGGTCATGAAGGCTAAGCGCGTCACAGGAGAGTCTGCACAGACCATCCTGCTACGGCACGTGGCGCTGGAACACTGCAGGGTCAAGGGCTGCAAGGAGCCGGTTCTTGTGACTAAGAACCCTAACGGCACTACCAAGCACAGGATGTGCGCCAAGCACATCGGTGGCAGGGGACGCAAGCCTGCAAACATAAAGGAACTTCTGAAGTTTCAGTGGCAGTAGACAGGCCAAAAGCGAACAGACGTTCGCTTTGTAAAGTTTGAAGTTTGCGGGAATGTTTGATATACGAGCTTTCCCTGCAAATGGGCATGTTTTTGGCGAATGTTTGTCGTATGCAACACCTAACAGAGACTCCCCGAATCTCGTAGGGTCTTCTAGGCTGGTAAAGCTCTTTACCAGTAGTTACTAGGTCATCTACTAGGTATACGGCCTATTTTGCGGATTTTCAGTAGAACAAACTGGAAGTTTCGCAAAGCCGGGCTTTCAGTATACCTAACTTGCAATACAACTACGGAGGTTTCCGTGACAAAGCTGCTTTACGCACCTTGCAAGTGTGTTGCCAGGGGTAATGCTTTCATCCCTGGTATGCGCGGTCATCTGTACGCATACGCAGACGGTAAACTCTACTTCCTGCGTACATGCCGACACTGCCGTACCAAGGATAACAAGCTGGTCGGCACAACCCCGTAAGGTTTGCAAGGTAATCAGAAATGATTACCTTGCAAATCCTACGATTTGACACGTAGGCTACACTACCACTAGAAGGGAGGTGTACACAATGACGAAGCTGACGCTTTC